TTGTTTGGGTAGAAGACGAAGGTTCCGATGGCTGTTTTGTAGGTTTTGGTAACGACTGGTCTTTTTTTTTTAAATCTGAAGATCCAAAAACCTTTGCGTCCCAGTCCTCATAAACCGCATCTCTCCGAGCGGGGACAACGTGGGTGTTGAACATACCCCTTTTGTAATCCTCGTTTTTTGATATTTTAGACACCCAGTCCTCATACGTGGCTGATGCCTTACTAGGAAGCACATATGCCTCAAAGTATCCTTTTAAGTATTTATCGTTCATTAATCAAAATCTCCCGCGTCATATTTATAACCTTTAATTTCGGCATTTCTTCTTTCTACTTCTAACCTAAGCTCATCTCTTTTTATTCTAAGAGCCTCCTTTTTAGCCCCTGTTAACTTCTCTAACAAGTTTGATTCTGGTAGTGTTACGTTAAATGAACTATTCTTGTTGCCAACTTTTTTGACCCCAACCCCAGAAGACCTAATATCAAAGCGGGAAACTGGATCAGTATCAACCGTCTTATCCCCTGGCATCAGAACCCTCCCACTCTTAGTTATAGGTACTATTATCAAGTTATCAAGTGTAATCTTATCGAAGGTTCTCTTTTTATAGTCACCTCCCTTTTGGTTGGAAGAAAATGCTATGGATGTACTTGGCTGAACGGACGCATCTATAATTACCTTAGAGAAAGGATACGTGGTTCTTCCACCATCAGAACTCGTGAGGACTATGCTTCCACCGTCAAGGACGATAGCAAAAGAGTTTTTCCAGTCGTTTACCTCGGTCTGGAATTTTCTCTCCTCTTCTTCTAACCTGGCTATCCTAGCGCGCTCTATACTTACACCTTCTTTATATAACTGAATCTGAGCCCTCTCCTGTGGAGTGTATTGATCATTCCTAAGAATAGGGTTCCCCCCTGTTGGGCGTTGTAGTTGAGATAAAGCTCTACGGTAATCTTGGTCAAGCTTCTGTATTGCTATAGGGTCGCCTTTAAACCTCTCCTTGAGAGACATGTAATTGTCAGTTATGCTCTGAAGCCCTATATTGTAGTTCTCACTAGCGGAATTGAACTCTTCACCTGTGGTGTATGGCTGAACGCTAACGCCTTTGCTTAATTGCTCAGACATATCGGTAAGGCCATAAGGGCTGACAGAATTTCCGTATCTTTCAACTCCTATTGGTGCATTACGGTCAAACAAGCTTCCTTCCTTAAGAAGGCCTTGCTCAAGGGGCTTTGCAAAGTGAAGCATATTGCCTAGTTGCTTTAGCTCACTCATCCTAGCCCTATACTCTTTATTTATCTCCCAAGAGTCTTTACTGCCCATCTCCACAACTCTAGGGTCATATCTTTTTTCTGCTGCTGTATTTATAAACTTGTTAAGGTCTTGAACCTTTACTTGATACTCGTCATACTCTTTAGTCCCAACTGCAAACCCACCGAAGTTTCCTATACCCTCTGCTCCAGCAAAGAAGTCTACATCAAGGGGTTGCCCAGTCAGGTCTTGGATATTTTTTCTTGACGAAGGGGAGGCGTTTGATTGATTAAACCCAGCGTTATATCTGGGCATAGATAATACAAATCCACCAGCTCCGCTACTGCCTGTATTTGGCGCTTGTTCTATTGGCATTGGTTTACTTTTACTTTTTAGGTGTTACTCTCTGGAAGATAGAGTCAAGGTCAGTCATCGGGGTTTTACCGAATAACATTGACGTGAAATCAATCTCAGCCATAGAGTTAAACTGGTTTCTATTTTGCAGCAACCCATCTATTGCAGTTCCATCACGAAACAGAGGATCCATTCTTCGCCCCTGCCTGGTCGTTTCATTTGCTGCAAGCCTTTCCTCTTCAGCTACGGTTCTTTTTCCCTGCCTGTAATCTCTCCAAGTAGAAAGGTATTCTGGCATGTCCTCACCGATAACTCCAAAGGCTGAGCTTAAATTCGTTACCCCTTGTCTCTGGTCTCCTGCAAGCATGTTCCTGTTGATATTATAATCCTGCATGGCAAGGGCGTAGTTTCCTGAAGCCATAGCATTAGCGCTGTTGTTTTCGCCAAGTCTCATTCCTATCAGGTTGTCAAGCTGCCCCTGTCGTTGCATTCTTAACCCCTCATCTTCTACAAGTCCAGACCTCTGCTGAGATGCACCACCTAGCGCAGCATTCTGCATTAACGCCGCATAAGTAGCTCCACCCATCTGAGATGCGTTCTGTCTAGCTGACTCCATGCCCCGTGCTGTAGCCGACTGTCTTTCTCTTGACAGCAATGGGTTTCCTAATTGGGACTCCCTCTCTGCTAGAGATATACGACGGGCTAGCTCTGGACTCCTCTCAGCCATTGGCGCTGATGGTCTGCGCAAGGCATCAAGGCCATTCTTTGCTCTTGACATCTGAAATGCGGACATACCCAATCCTCCCAGCTGGGAAAGAAAAGGCAAGAGGCTATAATTGTTTCTAGGGGCATTAAACCCCGCAGTCTCTGCTGCTGATTTTTCCATTATATGAATTTAAGGTAGTCCACGCTATTAGGTATAACATTTCTCCGCATTGATTGCATTCGCTCCCTGTACGCTGTATCCGTGGTGGACTTATTCTCCTGCGTAAACCTACTCATTTGATCCCGATACATAGGCGTAACCAACCTGCCGTAAGACTCATCAGCCTCGGCAGAAAATTTATCTTTATTAGTAACCGCCGCACCAATAAGCCCACCTAGTTGTCCGCCAATCGACCCAAGGCCTGGAATCCCAGTGAATGATTTAACAGCTTCCCCGCCTACTTGTCCGCCAATCATCTTTCGTAGTCCTGGAACCCCAGTGAATGCCGAAACGGCTCCCCCTACGACAGAACCGATAGCAGACCCGATAGAGGAGTTTCTACTAGTAGCAGAATTAACCGCCCTGTCTCTATATTGCTGAGGTGTTATACCTATCATTGCCTGAATATTTTTCTTATAACATTAAATACAGAATAAATTCCAACAGGGCTTACAGCGTTGCTAAACCATATCTTAACCGTAGCCATAACGCCCCGTAATCTCCCGCTAGAAGCGTCCCTTATCTGTGGGGCATATGTTTGTCCATCTCTGCTGTTAATGTTCGCTGTGGACTCTCCTGTGGTCTCTGTGGTGTATGATTCATTGTGTGCAGTTACCTGATATTTAGAGAATGGCTTTGAGCTATTAGTGCCCGTAATATCAAACACCTTTGTCTCGTCAACACCTGCGTTCATAACGTACTCAACATTAGCATCAACAGAGTATGTATTGGGTATTACGTTTAGGTATGAGCTACCGCCCCTCCATTTAGATATTGAAATTCTGTATAGTAAAAAATCATCTACCAGCGGATTGCCGTGAAGCAGGAACTGATTTCCGTTTATAGAGGTTAAAAACCTTGGCCTGTAATCTTTTCTAGCATCAGACCTTTGTGACCATGATATGTTAGAGACAAACGCGTCGTTGTCTATGTTATAGACCAGCCAGTTAAATACATCGTCAGTGCTTTGATCCTCAAGGATACAGGCTATAACGTGAATCTCCTTGTTTCTTTCATCATAGCATATTGCCATCTCATTATCCCCATAAAGACCACCGCTGAAGTTAGACGCCATGTAGTTGTCAAGTCTTTTGGCTGTGATGTTGCCTATTTCCTCAGCAACTTTTATTATAGCCCCCACACGAGAGTCAACACAGAACACACCCATATCCGTAGCTATTGCCCCGTATAATGACTGAGTTCCGTAGAAGGTGGTTAAATACTTTTCTACCGAAGAGATAAACTCTCCGCTCTGAACGGTAAGGACATTCCCTGCAGTATCTTGAATTTCAGACTTCCCGATAGGGAGGTATCTAATGGCCTGGTCTTGAAAGGATAGGGTGTTATTGTCATTCATAAGAACCAACGAGTTAACTGGCCCGTACCTTTCGTCTAGGTCGTAAAAGTTTAATGCCCTAAACCTGCTGAACCCATCAACAGTGCTATTGTAAATCCTAGGGTCTGAGTATATAAGCCTAGCTGGATATACCTGTATAAAAGGAATACCCCTGTCCTCGCTAAATAGCTTATTAGGCAGGTTGCCAATTGAGTACCCAAAGTTGTAGTCATAAAAGAATGGAGCAGTTATATCCCCGTTTGTTGGTGGCGTTGTGGATTTAAAGGGATACCTGTTTCGGTCAGAGGTGTAAAACGCATTAGCGTCAGCCTCAATCCAGCACTCAAGGAAGTCTCCATAGTTATCCGTAGAACCCGTCTTAGTCACCAGCTCAGTGCCTCCAGTCCAAGCGTGAAGGTCTGATCCGCCAGAAGGGGGTATCGGGACATACGTCTTAGGGAAGCAAAACCCTTGGTTAACTTTAAATACAGCCCTGCTGATAAAACAATCACCTCCCCATACAGATAGCGTTACGGGTGTTGACGGGTTTGTTATCTGAGCATAAGCTCCAGTAAAAATATATTCTTGAGCCTGACCGCTACCACCGTACCTAAAGTCGGTCTTGCCAGTTTCCATGTTAACCAATATTGCAGACTGAGTGACGTTTATATCACTAGGGTCTCTTTCTACTGGAGTTACCGCAACAGCCCCTCCCCGTATAGACACATTCATGTCCTGATTACCATATAGGTTATCGGCCATTCTTGGCTCCAATGGGTCGGTACTCGGCGGATCAGTAAGGTATAGCGGCCAATAAACCTCCCTTTTTATCAAGCTTTCAAAACCACCAAAAGTCTCACCATTGTATGAATAAGCTGTAATAAACAACGGGTCTTTAAATCTTTGGTTTATCTTTAAGGCCAACATTCTCTGTGGGTCTACCAAGTCTGCCCAGCTAGTAGATTGAGCTGGAGGTATAGAGTTTGTGACGTTAACCTGCTGAAAAGAAAGTGCAGTACCGTCATTAAGCCTAGTAGCTATTTTGACTATACCGTCAGAGTCATACACGCCAGTAACCTTGCTAATAAGTGGCACGGCACTTCCGCTAAGAACGATAGGGTATATCTCCTCAGACTTCAAATTTCTAAAGTCAATAAATATATTAAGATTTGTCTGGTATATCTTCTTAAACGGACTGCCAATAAAAGTAGTGCTGTCTGGCGCTACTTGTATTTTCCAATTAATGTCTATAGCTGGTGAAGAGTAAAAGTGAAGGCTATTTTTGTCCGATATGTACCCCTTTGACTCCATACCTCCGCTAGTTGACTCTCCCCATTTGTTAATAAACGCTAGGTAATCAATAGCGTTAAGGTTGTAAGTGCCCTCTTCAGGAACCTCCACCAAGGGTTTGCCATTAAAGTTGTACAAGTAGTCAAGAGCGGGAGCAAATACAATTGACCAGTCTTCGCTATTCCTTACCGCAACAGCTAGTGTGACCTGATCCATTAACAAGATGTTGTTAACTATGTTGTTGAAGAAAACACGCTCGAAAGACTGCCCAGAGGCTGGAGACCAATCCCTTGTCAGCCCTCTTGCCGCGCCCAGCTTCAATACCTTTGGGGCTAAATGGTCGTTAGACCCAGTATTTTCTTCCCTGAGTATATCGGGAGCCACGTCACGCCTTTTCCCTGGGGTTAATATACCAATCCTGTTTACAGCTGGTATCAATGGAGTTTGGTAAATAACATTCTTGTCTCTCTCCATTCTAAACACACCAAACCCAGTAGCCCATGACGGGTGGGTGGCGATGGTTAACTGAAGACCCAGAGCACGGGGTAAATCCGCATCATCTAATATAGAGTATAACCTAGTGTCACGAGCTGGGAATTTAAAGTCCGAGCTGCTACCGTTGTTGCCGCTTTTACCAATACACTTCCATGCAAATGGGTCTGAAAACGTAGGGGCCGTTGGGTCTTCATCAAAGTGAATGCTAACCGTCCCAGATCCCGAACCAGTAGATGCGTAGAAGGTTCCGTGTTTGTAATTAGGATTCGCTACAGAAGCTACATTTATTCTTAAAATATCACCAAAGACGAGGCCAGCGGGTAGCGGAGTGATGTAATCATACACGGCAATACCCGATATTGAGTCCCACGCACCAGTCAGTCCACTAAGGGCGAATACATCAGCGGTAATTATATCGCTCCATCTGTATTCAGAAAAGTCCAAGGGTCTTACTGGCGACCAGTTCCCTAGCTCATCATGATAAGCTATTCCGAACCTATACACCTCTCCCCTAAAGTGTCCTTTTTTATTAACGCAATCGTCTTCCTGCTCGTAGTCAACTGTTTCTTTTAACACTGCAGCAGCAGTTAGAAGCCCTTCGTCATCTAGTATTCTCCTGTTAAAATACGTTACGCCACCAGCAAGAAGCCTGTTGTTTGTTTCAACCAATGTTTTTACCGTCTTGATCGGTGCATCGGCAATAACTATATCCCCTAGGGTAAGCTCGTATTCGGATTCAGCTCCGCTGTATATAATTGGCATTACGCCACTTGCTGTTATCTCCTTGGTAAACACAAAGGCAATAGTCTGCTGCTCATTATCACCAGTGTTGTTTTTAACGACTGCGACACGAACATCAGTAAAGTCATCATTTTCACTAGAAGATATGCTTACCGATAGTTTAATAGCCCTTGATGTTGATTGACCCACAGCCCCTCCTAATGTTGGGGACTGAGACCATATAGCAGGGATAGGGTTGGTAAATGGAGACCACTTGGTGTACGACCCGTTTGCCGAGTTAAATAATGAATAAGAAAACTGGTACGTGCCAGAAATTAACACCCCGTTATTTACTATTGAATCAAAAGTAACAACGCCTCCACTTGGGGCGAGGGATACCAAACTAATATCGTTTACGCTAGAATAAGTAGCCCACACAGAGGAGTCCATCTCGATTTTCCTGATTTCCCCCTGCTCGTCTGAAAAATAAACAAAGCTCCGCCCCCTGTCTTTGGTAGAGAAGCATCCTACCGCTCCACTTACAGGGAAGTCCAACTGGGCAGTCAGTGACACTTGTCCAATCTGGGTAAAAGTTGATCCGTCGGTAAATAACAGCCAAGAGCGTTTTACGCTAGCAGTGCTTTCAGATACGACAGCAACGAATATGCCCTCTTTTTCTATACCGCTAAGTTTAGCAAAGCACTTACAGAATCCAAGGATATTCATTGACGCCGCATCGGCGAGTAAAGAGGATATAGTAAACGTATCCATCAACAACGCAGACCTTATCTGATTAAGTATGTCCTCACTACCCTGAGATGATAAGTCCATATTAATAGCGGCCCTGTATGTTCCCTCTGGCTGTTCGCTAAGAGCGGAGTCAGAGTTCATCCCGCGATTAAGCTTTTGAAAAACCTTTGCCATTAATTATTGCCGTTATTGCCGTGTGAGTTATTATTGGTTCTCTGTAGTCTTGAGAAGTTAGGAATCATTGTGAGCCACTGAGCTATTGCTGCCTGTGCCTCTGGTTTGCTAACTTGGTTACGCTGAGATATTGCCTGAAGCTTTAAACTCAGCCATTCATTTTTTAACCCCGCGATTTCGCTTTGAGGAATTACCGCCCTCATGCCAGCATGACGCTTGCGCTTGGTGTACATGTATTCTATATACGCCACCATTGGCTCCTTGTAATACTCAGGAACCATCATGTCCCCATTGGTATCTACGGGCAATGCGTAATATCGCATATTTAAACGATTAAAGTTATCCCTAAGCACATTGGTGGAGAATATAAAATTCAATCCCTGCATGCTGATAACATAGTCCCCATGTCTGTGAAACTCCTCTGAGTCTTCTGTGATATTACTGGCTAGCTGAGAGTCAAAGAACACCCAGGCCTTTCTGTTTGTATCCGTAGAATCCCTTAACTCAAATTGGTCTGGATAAACCATATCTGTCGGTATCGCAGTGGCGTTGGCGGCTATTGTAAGACTGGCCTCTTTAAAGTTGCCGAAGTTCAAGCCAATGGCACGCAAGGCATCATAAGCCCAGGCGGTAAAGATACCCCTGTACTCGTCCTGCTCTAGCCCTAAGGCAATTGCAGCAGAGGCTATGACCTGCTCTGATGATACATATCTTTCTACGCTCATTGCTCTTTAGTTTGTTCAAGGTTAGTCATCTGATAAAATTCGGACTCCCGCATGGCTATGCCAGCAAGTTGCGTTGATCTGTAAAGAACCTCTGGATGCCACATATCCGCCAGCTCAACCGTTTGAGACGTGGAGATACTAAACTTCCTGGGACTTCTAACGCAGTCTACCCGTATGCTCTGTCCAGCACCTAGTGGTGGCGTCCAAGTTAGGGAGTTGTTTGTGCTTGTGTATATCCCGTATTTAGACGATGTTGCACCACCGAATAATAGGTTCTCGTAAATGGATTTAGACCCATTTATGGAGGTTACGTATTTGCAGCTAAAGTACTTCAGAGGGGTAGGTATATTCTCTGGAAGATATATGTTTACAATCTTGTAAATCTTCGACCCAGTTAAAGAATATTCCGTGTCAATATCGCCTTCTATCTCTAGGTATGTGGCGTAATCATCAGCAGCTGGAGAATGGGTTACCGTACAAAACAAGGGCTGTAACCCCTGCCTTGCAGCATAATCATAGCTAAAATCAAATATGTCTGTATTCTTGCTCTTTTGATCTCTTTCTTTTAACGGGAATAGCAAGTTGTCCAACACGCTAAATTGAGCCAAATTAATGAACTCACTCTTTTCAAGAGACGTAAAATACGGACTTCCAACTTTATCGCAAATAAGGTCAAAATAGCTACTAAACTCTGCTGCTGTCATTGGTATAAGGTCTTGTATTTAAACAAAAAAAGAAGGGACACCGTTTCCGATACCCCTTCTTTCACTTAATCAGCTTTCTTTGCTCCTGGCCTCCCTCGTGGGGCAGCCGCATCTTCCGAGTTTTTATCCTCTTCTAATCCAATCTTATTCAATAACAGCTCAAGTAATCCGCCCTCTGCCATTAACTTTGCTGCAGCTTGCTCGTTATCCAAGCCAAGTGTTACCTGACCAAACTTGATAACCCCACCTGCCTCTGTGAGTATGCCAGTGGCACGACCCTTGGTTACAGCGTACTTAACTTTCGTTTGTGACTGAGGAGATTTAAATAAACGACCAAAGTCTTCTGGGTTCTTCTCTGCGTAATTGACTACATATTCAAGTGCCTCTCCAGATTGATTCTCGGTAAAGAACGCACCTGCAAGAGCACAAATCTCGAGCAATCGTGTTCCATCAAGCTCACTGGCCAAGTTAACAGCTTTAGCCCGCTGGAGTTTAACGTCAAGACGTTCTTTGGCCTCTTTAGCTGGTTGTACTCGCTCAAAAAGCAATGTGCCAGAAAACTCTGGAGACTCTGGGTTGTTAGGGTGGTTCTTCAAAAACTCCACCTCTTCTTTGTTCTGCTTTGATACTTGATATAACCGATCTTTATCAAAATAAAAGCGCTTCTTAATCGGGTTGCCATCTTCATCTTGATCCTCGATGATGAATTTCTTTTTACCACTAATAGTGGAGTAAGTTGTGAAATGATGAATCCCGCCAGCTATTCCTTTAGCCAATCGGAAATATTCAAAGTCTTGAAACATTATATGTTATTTTTCCCCTTAACCATGTTTTTAAAAAAATGTTCCTAAAAACAAAAAGGGAGACCGAAGTCTCCCCTTTATTCACTTGGGCTAGATGCTATTAAGCAACTACCAATGCACCGTGGTTGTTAGGTGCGCGAAGCTCAACTCCGATAGATGTGTAGAGGTCTACAGTAAATCCATCTTTGCCATTGGCACGGCGTACACCTGCGCCAGCTTCAGGAGAGCTGATGCCCTCTTGGATTGTGCGGCTGAACTCCAAAGAGTTTCCTAACATATCCTTCTTGTACTTGAGCTGAATCAGCGGGTTGCCCTGTGGGTCGTTACCCATGTTCAACCACAACGAGCCATTGCTCCAGTCGATACCCGTGCGTACAGGAGTAGGGAACAAGCTTGGGTTATCAAACGGCATGTAATGCACTAGATTGATGATTTTGCCCATGAATGTGTACTGCTGCACATTGATACCAACCATTGGCTTGCCGCTAAACTCACCGTACTTAACAGAACCACCTACGAAGTAGTCTTTCAAAGCACGCTGCGAGTCACGGAGAAACTTGCTACCGCAAAGAACGGTGAACTCATTTCCTTCGCTGTTTACACTCATAAGGCGGATCTGCTCTTGCAAGTCAGACTCGGCAACCGAGGTAGAGAATGTTCCATATACGCCCTCAGAGAGAACTCGTGGAAGGATTCCGTTACCACCTTGATAGGTTGATGTGCTGAGGTCGGATGCACTCTGCTTACCAGTCAATACATACATCTCGCGATCCATTGCAAATTCTTGCATGGTTTCCCACTCATTGATGTAGTAGTAGTATGGCTTACCATCTTTCTTCACCCACTTGATATTGGATGCCTGAGTGGTAGTACATATGATATTCCGACGCATGATAGCCATCTTCTCGGTGATGGTCTCTTCTTTCCATACACGTCCGTTACCAGAGTCAGAGTACTCTTTCTGGAGGTTGTACATGTGGGAGAAAGCATCTCCAGCTACTAACGCAAAGACAGCTCCGTCTAATGAAATGACGGTCAAGTCAACATTAGCCGCGTTGTCCGCGATAACCGTTACTACACCAAATTGACCATTTTCAAAACGAATTACATCGTTTACGAGCAAGTTGACGTTGATAGTCGTGGCGAGCAAAACCTTGATCGTTGCTGTAGCTGCTGTCAAGTTCGAGGAACCTGCACCAACGTTATACGGCTTACGGAATAAGCCCTTTTCAAACCACGACCATTGGTCATTACCAACTACGGGGTCTTTACGGCCAATACGACCCAAAAGGGTAGTAATACTGTACTGGGGGAAGCGATACGTAATGTAATCGCTGATGTCTGGCTTCTGCAACGCAGAGAAGACGTAGGTGCTGTTAATTGCGCCGATGTTAGATCCCTCAAAATTATATGCGGAGCTTTCAATCGGGTTTACTATTTCTGTATATGCCATTTGTTGATTTCTTTAGATTGTTTAAAATAATGATTTTTCACCCCGCTTGAGGGCTTCAAGATTTGCCTCATACACGTTAAGAGCTTTCTGAGGAGTGGGGGCAGATGTTATCTTACCAACTGGTTTGGTAACATTGCTTGTCTCCTGCAGCAATTGCTTCTTAGTTGCATTGGCGGACTTGGACTTGGCGTACTCAACGACTTTATCATACATCATAAGCTTGATAGCGCTTTGCGTCATCTTATCGAAGTCTGGTTCGCCCTTTTCGTTTAAGAAGAACATCTTCTGAAACTCTGTAGCCTTAGCCTTATCATCATAACTCGTCAGGGCTTTTCTTAAGTCCGTTTTCATCTGGTCATTGACCTTGAAATCAGACACTTTCTCAAGCTTACTAATTGAGCTATTCAGGTTTTGGTCGTATTGCTCTTGATATTGCTTAGCTCTATCAACCAATTCCTGCTTTTTATTGGTCTGTTCTGCGACCAAGCGGTTTCTTATTTTCTTTGCGAGAAGTTCTTTTGTCTTGTCATCCAAACTGGCGACATACTCTTCAAGCTCTTCTTTATTGGCAAACGAGTTCTGCTCTTCCCATAGAATCAAGTTGTCGTCTGGGACAGCTTCGTAATTCATGGATGATATGCCCAGATACTCCTGCCAATCTCCGTTGTTCTTTGCAAGCTCATTGGCCTCTTTAAGAAGGTCGTTAGCAAATGCCATTTCAACTGCATTTGTAGCATCCTCTGCCTTGCGCTTTAACTCAGAGATAGCTGATTTAAATTCCGTGATGTTTTTGGCTTCAATGCCTAAATCCTTGAATTGCTCCGAGAACTTATCTCCAAATTCATCTGACTTTTTGTCCCCCGAAAGGAACTCGTCAAAATCATCACCAAAGGCTACCTCTTCTACGGCCTCAATTTCATTAACAATTTCATCTGTCTCTGTGTTTTCCTCTTCTTCTTCCACCTCTTCCTCTGCCGTTTCTGGCTGGGCTTCTTGATGGAACTCCGTTTCTGGCGTTTCCTTGGTGTGTGACTGGGCTTGTTTATCAAGCGCATCAAACATTAAATCCAATGGCCCGCTTCCGCCAGTATTTACCGACTCTGTTCCTTCGGTAGCAACCTGCATAGCCAAGTCTGCAATATCTTGCTCTTGGCTTATTCCGCTTTCATTAATCATTTCTTTTATGGTTTTTTGTTTTCTTGTTCTCTTATGGTTTCCATAAACAGCTCAAACTGTCTTTTTTGCTTGTCCATGAACTCATCTAACATAGCTTTGTTCTTCATTGTGCTATTTTTAAGTTCTTCCTTTAGCACCGTCAGCTCGGCTTTGTTATCGCTCTTGGCTTTGTCTACCTCAATCTGCGACTGTGTAGACGCTTGAGTGGCTTGTGCTTCACGTTGACCTATAGCCTCTTCTTGTGCGGCCATAGACTGTTGTTGTTGGGATGCTTTTCTTTCCGTAATGGCTAAGTACTTTTTAACCCCGTCTTTTAAGTTCGGCTCATAAAGAAGCACTAACGCCTCATCCATTCCAAGTCCGCCCTGTTGTACAGCGGCCATTACCATTTGCTCAAACTTACTTCTGTCTGACATTATTCCCCCGCCTTCGGAGTCTATGTAAATAGAGTAGTCCTGAAGCTCAAAGTCCTCATCAATCTCAAACATATTAACCCCAAGCTCCCCTACCGCTGTAGCATAAAGCTCTTTGGTAAAAGACCATGTTGTCTTAACGAAGTTTACGTACTTTTGTAGCGTTACGTTCTCAAACGTCCTAAATGCGGCAAACAGCGGCTCTGTAATTAGACTGGACTGAACGAGAGACATTTGGTTAACACCTACAAGAGTAGATGGTTTCTGGAATCCCTGGCGGGCATCATTAATGCCGCTTATCCTGTCCATCTCTAAGTCCACGTAGTTAGAAAGCTCCATGTACTTGGATATTGCATCTGTAAGGCTGTTATCAATAACAGGGAACGGATTTCCACTAGGTGGCACTGCCTCTTTCCCGCTATCTGTAAATGCAATACCAGCGACCTTCAAGAAGTATAGCACGTCCTGTACAGATAGATTATCTGGCTTGTATCTTGTGTCATAAACAAATCCTTTACGACCAGCTGTAGACATCTCTGTCTGTATGGTGTACATGATAAGGTCTTTAAACTCCTGCAGTGCAGAAATCTCCTCAACCTTTGATACGCTTCTAAAGTTCACATACTGTGGGGACACAAATGTGTAGCTGAACTGAGTGCTGGCCACATCATCAACAGACGTGCGAACCTGGTTGTCCATCTCTCCCCATTCTTTAAGAATAGACCCTCCTACAAGGGTGGCTTTTCTTACGGTCTCTATATTTCTTGTTTCTACCTTAGATCCAGCTATTTGCTCTTTATTTGATAGTGTGCCCTTATCGTCTTTGTTTAAAAACTTTACGTGCTCGTTACCATATTTGTCTACAGTAACCTTGCATCGCATCTGCTTAATATCCTTCCATTCGGCATAAAACACAAGGGTTTTCCATTGTGCGTTTTCTTGCATGAACGGGAGCATGAATTTTGTAGAGCCATTGGTGTACCCGCCCCAGATCCATGTGTTGGTGTCTTTTCTTAATTCGTCTAGCTCCTCTAAAGACAACCCGTAGTCCTGTGCTGCTTCGGCTAATGGAGCATATCTCCACTCACCAACAAAGGATGCGTCAGAAAGCATGTCGTCAAAACAGTACGGGTCTACTATGGCATATCGAGGGTCAATTCTTCGTAGGTTTGGCTTGTTGTTAACCATCTCGTGCTTAACAATGGCCCGACCAGTGATGAGTATGTCTCTCCACAATGACAGCCGTAATAGACGATAGCGAAGGCGCTCAAAGTCTTTTTCTAGTATTCTCTCTGCTACCCGCTCCACATTCTCCTTGTAAGAAGACTGCATGAATAAATCCAACTCTTCTTCTGAATGGGGTACAAAGTCGCGCTTAACCTCTGGTATCAATTCTCCTTCTGGATCGAGCTCTTTGGCTACCTCAAACATAATGTTGTTGGTGATGATCGACGCTCTCCGCTTCATCTTCCGAGTGGCGGCATCTTTGTTCACCGTCTTGCAATGGGGTACTAATGGCCTTTGGGTCATCTCCCCCTCTAGCAAGTTTATCTTGCTTCGTATTTTATTGTAGTTAATCCATAAAGCAGGAAGAGATCGACCATTATAGTCTCTCTCCATGAAGTCAAACTTATCCGAAAGATCGTAATCTGAATTGTAAAACCGCATGGACATATCCATTGCAGTATACAGGTTGGGAATAAAACCAGTAGATACCGTCTGACCAAGAATGGACATTACCGCTCGTTTGTGGTAATCTTCTTGTTTATCCTTGTCAGGAACCCATAAATCGGGGAAAGTTACGCCAAGCGCAGAGTTTATCATTTTTGGACTAATTTGCCTTTGTTTTTCACGAAACCAATTCCATTATACATATCTGAATCAGTCTTCTCTCTAAACACTCTACTTTTTGCCGTTGTTCGTAGATTAAGCAATGTTAGCCCCCAAGCGTCAACCCTGTCATGTTTCTTGCTATCAATGTCTGGATTATATGTCGCCAAGTCCCCCAGAAGGTCTGTAAAGTTGTAGTGCTCAATGTTATTCATGATGTCATCATCAATCATTCCTATTAGCTGGTCTTGTGTTGTGGTGTCCATGTAAACGCCATACTCTATGGTGTGTGTCGGCCTAGAAATCTTACCAACTTTTTGTGGCCTCTTGGCTAAGAACTCAGACAGTTGTCTGTCCTCAAAATAAGCAATCATCCTAGCCCTGTTGCGCTCAATAAGAACGGTAACCGTCGGGGATCCTGGTGGCGAATAATACCTACATGCCAGATAGCACTGCTCATAAGCCTCGTTCATGTCCTTGGGCTTTGCCGTGTATTGGAATACAGCGGAATTGCTTATAGAGTCTTCTGAATGGCCAAGTCCTTTTGCTATAAAGAAAGATAAGTCTGACCCGATATTTGCTTTCTTTGCCCCGTCTGTAGGGTCACATCCAGCTGCGTATATTGTACCCTTCTCTGGGTGCTCTATCATCTGACCTGGCCCCTCTACCTCTGGGTAGAACTCAACATTTCCGTTCACCTCTCTAAACCTGCCGTTTACTATTTCCGTAGGGTTTTTAAATAGATAAGAATTCCTGTTATTGATAAGGTCTAAATCAAAAGGGGTATCGCCTACAACGATAAACATCTCCTCCTCTTCAAGAGGGTACTGAACCACGAAGTCGTAATAGCGCTTCATGCTCTGTCTCTTTCTTTTCTCTCTCTCGGAAAGTATGTATTTAAGCCCCTCTATGACGTTTTCATTTCCCTCTGGGCCAACCATTAGGCCGTTCCATCCCATAGCCGCATACCTCACAAAGCCATAGTCGTCTGCCTTTTGCCAGAAGTGCCTAGCGTCATCGCCGTTCATGTCCATATCTCCCGCAGTTCCGCCAAGTATAGGCACTCCAATACGGGTAATACCATCATCCGCAGCAAGCGCGGGCTCTGTGTATGACCATAGCTGCTTTAACTGATTAGGGCTCATCTTGCCTATCTCGTCGATTACAAACATCTTCATGCCCGTACCTTCAAAATTTGTCTCCGTAGGACTGCGGCCAAATATTGTTGACCCGATGCCTTCTCTTTTTGTGTTGCCTTCTTTGTCTGATACCTTCCTAGAAAAGTCCATACGCATAGCGCTATTACCAGCCGTAGAAGATGCCCTTAAAAAGGGCGGCAAGTTGTCATATCCAATCTTAAGGATTTCGGCAAAGAATTTTTTTACATCAGCCTCGTCTTTAGATGTTATACCAATGTCTGCATACGGGTTATGAATTGCGGTAGAATACATGGCGTTAGCTATACCCGCTGACTTTCCCCACCTACGCCTACCCATTAGGATAAGCCCCTGGCCAGTTCTATCTGGGTAATACTCAGACTCCCCATAAAGACACGACTCGATGATATTAAACAACTCGGTCATGCCCCTTCTATATTCTGGTATTCTTAAGCCAGACTCTTTTGACTTAATCTTCCAGTAATAGGTGTATAGATAAGACATGCCGCAAATTCCTCCGTAGCCCTGCCTAGTCCTTCTTATCTCTTCGACCTCCCACCTACGCTGCTCTGTCCTGTTTGTGAAGTGAGGCATCTTGAAAGCTATTGGCGTGTAGGTAGACATCTCTATCTTGCCTATCTTGTCCAAGTAGAGCTTTACATCAGAATCAACATCAAAAGCTTGAGTATAGCAATAATCTATTAACGATTGTTTTATCATTTTACGTGATATTGGTCAATTGTAGAGAAGGCATCGGTCTCTGTTATGTTGACATCTTGGATATTCATGTACTCGTTTATTAACTGCTCTAGAACACGCTTGTTCTTAATGGTAGAGATAAGCGTCTTGGAGTTCTTTTCTATGTCCCCCTCGTCGTTGTCAATCTTTTTCCTCAGCGTAGCTATCGCGTTGTTCATAGAGTCTATACTTTTAAACTCCTCTTCAATTCCCTGTATCTGCATGTAAGAAGATATATACCTATCAACACCAGCATCGTCCTCAAGAGAGGCTGCGTCCATAGCCCTCATTCTTCTCTCTGACTTCTCAAGCTTAGAGTACGGACTCCTCCAGTCGGAGTAAAACGAAACAAACCTCATCTGCGCATCTGTAACGCCTTCAAATTCAGGCATAGATGACAAATGAGGATTGCTCTCAAACATTGTTTCGTTAGGCGAAATGATAAAAAGCATTCTTCTTTTTAATAGCCATAACAACAAAATGATTTTATTATTCCCTACATCAGATATGTCATTTAGATCGACGTTTAAGCAACCCTATCGACCGCGCCACCTGTTCAGGACTTACCAGTGCCTCGGGCATTACACGCTCACCAATCCAGCTGTAAAATGGCTCAGATCTAAAGTAATCCTCTGATTCAAAGAGGTTGATAACGCCAGACCTTTTATGGCCAAATATCTCTGGGTTGCTTCTGCTGAATAAAACAATCATTGGCTTGGAGGTGTTTAGCGCCACCAAATGCTGAATCCAGCTATCTATGGCAATAACCAAGTCTACGTTTTTATCTATGTAATCCAGAAGCTCTTTGCGCGTTCCTTTAACTGCAGTAATCTTAGGGTTTTGGAGTATAGCGCTACCTTCTGCCCCAACAATTCGGTAGTCATGCTCTGGGGCGAGGTTCATAAGGGCTTCCACATGGCTAACAGGCCAGGCTTTTGGGTTGTCATCACCATTCGCTGGCGATATATGAAGAAGTATCACCATAAGTATTTTTGTTTATATGCTTCTAAAACTGATCTTTTCCAGTTTTTCTCCGTCATGTACTTGTAGATACTCTCCTGTTCAATCATCTCTTGATTTGCAAAGCAAGTCTCAAACCCCTCGAATACATCCGAACAGTTATTGGTCGTATATACAACAGGCTCTATGCCCTCTTCTCTGCACTTCCTTACAATGACCAGAAGGTTTTCCGCATCACCCTTTCCGTTCACAGCGTGGAATTCCTTGCTCTTGAGTGTCCTGCCAAGGAGTTCATTGGTAAACTCGGAGAATAACCTATCGTCATGGCCATACATTTCACCCCCGACCTCTGCTCGGATACCCCCTGTTTTGGCGTGGTAGTGCCATACAGTGGCGGATCCAGTGATTACGATCTTTCCTCTGGTGTGTAGATACAGCGACATCATCGTGTCTTCCCTAAAACCAACTGGTGATAACCCAGGATACTCGAATGCCAGCAGCTCTAACTTGTCTACAAGACCTCCAGAATAGAAATGCTCAACCTCAATGGCCTTTCCCGTGCCGTTAAACCATTGCGCATTAGGAGCCGTGCTAAGGCAGTCAATTTTATTTGAAAGACCTGGGTTGTCATAAACGGGTTCCCCTAAAAACAAATACTGAGGAGCTGCAGCAATAGCCCCGCCAAGTATTTCCGAGTACAGACTTTCGAGCACGCTATGGCTTGGGATGCAATCATCGTCAAGATGCCATACGTACCTGTAGTTGGTCGTTCTCATGCCTTGCATGCGTGAGTAGGAAACACCTTTTTCATTGCCAGGAGTAAAGAGTATATTAATCCCCCTCTCTTGGGCTATCTTAAAAATAGCATCGAAAGACTGCCAGCCCCTAATATCAACAAATTCATCAGAATCATCAATAACCATAACCTCAGAGGGCGCAACTGTTTGGGTGACAACGGAAAGCAAACACAAAGGCAGTGTAGTGGCATGCCTGTTTCTAGTAGGCATGACCACGCTTATGCCATTGTTTTTCAGGTAGTTATAATAGCAGAAATTTGTAGAAAGCTTGTAGTTAAGCCCCAAGGAAAGTAGCCTGTTAGATATTTTTGTTATAAATTCCCCATCTGCCTGATAGGTGCTACCCCAAGTAATTCCCCTTACATGCTTGCCAAGAACTATCAGCTGGGCTGTGTCCGCTTTCTCCTTGTAGTCTTTGTGATGGGCTGGAGTAAGCCTAGTGAAGTTATCTCCGCCTATCCCGTGGAATACCATCAACTGCTTAAGAAGAATGGCGTCTGAACCACCTAGAAGCACGTCGTTAAATGTAGTGGGATGGACAATGTTGTCGTCATCAAGAAAGTACGCATAGCAATCGTCATCAATATCCTCCAGCATATGTGTTCTAGCCGTGCCTCCGTAACCTACGTCTGCGACCGATCTAACAGTTATCCATGTGTCTAAAATGTCTGCACTTACCCCTTTGTCTCCAACCTCAGCTATGAACCACTCAATGGCAAGGGTAGGAAATTTATTCCTTATACTCTCAAGAGAGTTTTTGATCGCCCGTAGGTTTTCTGGCCTTGTCATAGGGGTGATAACGCGCACCTTTTTTTTGAATTTGTTTTTAAGGATCTGCTTGTTATTACTAAATATCACTGGCCACTTGTCTTTGTGGTTGTCATCCAATAATGTTGATTCGGGGGCGTGATATATCGGGTATCCATTGTCTTTTGATACGTTTATAAGCTTGTACCCAGAAAGAAGAGCCCTGTAAGATAGCTCAATATCCTCACATCCACCCCACTCATAAATAGCAAATCTACCTAACTTAAAGAATTTTTCTTTCTTTATGGCTATGAAGAAGCCTATTAGAAAATCAAAGGCCAGATCCGCCGAGTACTGCTCTTTAACCCCTACAATTCCCACACTTGGGTCATTTAAAGGTGCTGTGATTTTTTTTAACCACTCATCACATTCTGCATAGTCGAGAATAACACAGTCGTCATTCATGAAGATGATATTATCTGTTGCCGTCATAGCCCCTGCGTTACACGCATGACCAAAGCCTTTTTCTTCGCAGTTGATAATCAACACCCCAGTAGCTTTTAGCTCTGTTAAAAATGGACGCTGCTCGTCGCTGACCTTACCCATAAGGTTGTTTACAACACACACCTTTAGCTTTGCGCACTCTGGAATCGACGTGTTTCTGTAGATAGACCTTACGGCCTCCAAGGCTAAATCAAACTTCCCCAAGGTAGGGATAACGACCGTTGTGTTGGATATAACTATCCTCCAGATATTGCCCTCAACTTGAAATTCATGTCCGCTATCATCAAGTGCGGCCATTACACTTTCGTGCTGTGCATCATGGCCATATACAGATAAAGAAAGCGGCAGCCATCGTTGTATGTCATTTAACACCGCACTAGTGCTATGGTCAGCATCAATGAACAAAAGATCTATTACAGGGAATGCATCTAACACAACTAACTGGGTATCTCCGTGGATGATATTTAACTGACCTTTTGGTATGCCAGCGTTAAGGCAGTTCGCCGCAAACTCCTCAATAACAGGGATGTCCCCAGTCTTGTAGGAGTCTGGGCTTTCGTTGGTCGTCCCGACAAAAGTGTCTACCGCATAGACATTAATTTTTTTACTTGCAATGATGTCGGCAACTGAACAGAGGCTCCTGCCCTTCCATACGCCGAGCTCCACGAGAGTGCCCCCGTCTTTTATCTTTAATACCGCTTCTCTGTAGGTCTTAATGTCTTCGGAAGAAAACCAGCCTTCAGGTAGATTGTCCATAGAAATGATTTTATTTTTGTAAATGTACAGTATTTACCATTACTCTGGCTCCGAGACTACACCAGCCTCAATTAACACAAGCACAACATCTCGTTGCTTTACTTTTGACACCTCGTTAAAATCCACGGGGGTGATGTCAATGTCAATCTCATTATCTGCAATTTCCTTATATGAGGATATAAATGAGGCTTCTGACTGAGGTGTTTTAAACACATACCGACCATCTACTACGACAAAATCACCAGACATGTCTTTTATTGCGTGTAGCTCAAGGAGGCTTTTTTTATGATCTTCCAGCTCCTTGCTGGCCTTGGAAAGCTTTAACGCCGACCTAGTGAGGCTGTAATTTGCTTTTTCCGATAATTCGTTGTACTCGCCCTTTGCGTCGGGGGAGAATAAGATTTTAATTGCCAACGAGTAGTTGATGGCTTTTTCAGGTGTTGTAGTCATTATTAAAGAGTTTTAACCGTTTGTTTGAGCTTGTAATTATTTTACACCCGTAAAGATACATAATATTACACAACTCTCCTAGCAATAAAGGTAGCAAATAGTATTGAGTCAAATTGCGACCCTGAATCGGTAACATCAACCTTCATCGTTCTGTTACTGGCGCCAGCAATAAAACAAACCTTTTTAATAGTTGTTTTAGTTTATTGATGAACCAAGTAGGAACCACTTATCAAGGGTGAGGTCATACACTAATATAAATTTTCCTGTTTTACCTGCCGCTACTGTTACACCGTACGACTCGCTATTAACTGTTGATGAAAGCGTCAAGTTTCCGCTACCTGACGAATTTATAACTGTAAGTATTAGTTCTTGATTATTGTACAATCCTGAATCTAATTCGGTAGACGTTGAAATATTTGCAGTATAGAGCCATACATCTGCTGAAGAAGCCACCGCAATTACTCCGCCTGCATCTACGTTCACACCTGCGGGGCTTATAATATACCTCTGCTCATTGAAACCATGAGGAGCTTCACTTAGAATTTTTACATCTGCCTTTAAGTAGATGTTGTTGGTTAAATGCCCTTCTTGAATCTCGCTGCCAATGTATGTATTCTTTTCGATAGCAGAACTTAAATACATATCACCGCCTGAGACAAACGACATAGCATTTAAAGTGTAGAAGTCTAACC